AAACCACTTGGAAGTGAAAAATTACAAGGAATTGATAAACTAAAAAGAATAATGGAAATTGCTCGTTATAACGAGAAGACACAGAGTGTTAATGAAGGTAGTGTTAGTAAGAATAGTTATTCTATACAATTACCTGATGGATATACCTATGGAATTGTTTTAGAAAAATCAGGTTATATTATAAAAAAAGGTATTAATGAAAGTACTTTAGAATATAATGAACCAATTAGACAAAGAAAATATTACAGATCATATTCTGAAGCAATGAAAAAATTAAATTTAGTTGCTTCTGAATTAAATAGATTACACGAAAATCATGAAGGTATTTCTCTTTTAGGTGAACAACCTGAAGCTAAAAAAAAATTCGTATTAAAAACAAATAAACCAAAAACCCCATCGGCGGATGCCGGAACACCACCCGCACCTGATGCCGGAACACCACCCGCACCTGATGCCGGAACACCACCCGCACCTGATGCCGGAACACCACCAGCACCTGATGCCGGAACACCACCAGCACCTGAAGACGATTTAACAGGTGGAGGGGAAGAAGGTATGCCACCAGCACCTGAAGGTGAAGAAGGTATGGAAATGACATCAGAACCTGAAGAAGATGGTATGACACCACCTGAAGAGGGCGATGAAGAATCTGGAGGGGAATCAAAAGTAAGTTTAAAGGCTATTCAAAAATTAACAGGTAGATTAAGTCAAAAAGTTAGGGAATATGAAAAAGAAAAAGGAATGGACTCCCAAGACAAAAAATATGTACTTAATTCTTTAATATCGGCAATAAATGTAAAATCATTAGATGATGACGATAGAGATGATATTTTTGACAAACTTGAACAATATGACGAATACGACATGGGTGATGAGGGAGATTTAGATGTTGAAGGTTCTGATATGGAAGGAATGGAAGAAGAACCAACGGCTGGTGACGAGTTAACGGGAGGCGATGAAACTACTACTGAACCTGAATCAACCGCTGGCGATGAATTAACAGGAGGTTCGGCAGAACCACCATTAGAAGAGTCTGTTGAAAGTGTATTAATGAACTATTTTAATGTAAAACCAAACGAAAGACCTTTACTTGAACAAAAAAAGAAAAAAGATTTTATAAAAAATACAATTAAAAAAGTTAATATTAAAAACGAAATAAAAAATTTATCTGAAAGTAAAAGTCAATATTTAAAATCTTTACAACTTTTAGAGAATTTTGAAGACGCTAAATTTGTTGGGAAATCAAATTTAGAAAATTTAATATTTTCAATAAATGGAAAAAAATATAAAGTAACACCAAGAGGTAAAGTTATATGATTTTAGTTTATGTAAATGAATTAGGTCCTAATTTTAGGGGAGATAACATATATGAGTTTATCTTTTCAAATTTAGATGATGTTTGGGGTGAAGATTGGGATTCTGAGCCGGCAAATGGTAAACCACAACCACCAAACATTGAATATATAAAGAAGGTTGGGGTTTTAAAAAATTCTGAAATTGAACTTAATTTAATTCAAAATTCAGATTTTTTTGGGGTTTATGATGCGATTGATGGTGTTATTTCTTTGGCTTGGGAAAGATCTGATAGCGATGAAATATTAATAAGTAAAAGAAAAAGACTTGTTTTTCAATATGGAGAAACTGTTGATAGTGTTGAAAACAAATTATACGAAAGAGATATCGTATTAAAATGGGAAAAAAATTTAATTAGCAATGAAACACATGAATCATAAAATATACGAACTTCTAAGTGAGGGGTTTTCAATAAAAACTTTAGAATCATTTGACAAAAATCAAATTGATGTTTTATATGAAAGAGTAAAAAAGTCTAATAAGAAGGAAACTAAAGAACAAACAACCACCGCAGCCGCACAACCTAAAGTCTCAAATAAAACAGTAAAACAAATTGAATTACCTGTTGGTGCTAAAACTACCGCGACAGGAAATGTTACTGTACAAAACGATGCGGGTAAAACAATTATAACTCAAACAGAAGGTGAAGTAACCGAAAAGGCGGTTTCAAAAAAACAACAAAAAGCAATGGGAATTGCATTGGCAGCGAAAAGAGGAGACATACCTAAAAGTAAACTAAAAGGTTCTTCTAAAGAAATGGTTAAAATGAGTGAAAAAGATTTAAAAGATTTTGCAAAAACAAAACACAAAGGATTACCTGAAAAAAAGAAAAAAGAAACAAAAGAAACTGTAAAAAAACTTGAGGAGAGTATTATGAAATTAATTGAAAATCATTTAAATCCTGAAGTTAAAAAATCAGATCTTTTAAAAATGATAAGAAAAAACTAATAATGAATGTCGTTAACAAGGGAACAAGCCTTATTGGAATATGCAAAATGCGTAAATGATACTCCATACGCACTTAAAACATATTTACAAACATACGACAATACACAATCAAAATACGTACCTTTAGAACTATTTAATGACCAAGTTACTTTGGTAAAAGATTACGATGAGTGTGATGAAAATATCGCATTAAAATATCGTCAGGCTGGTGTTTCTACTGTAACCTCAGCATGGGCATCAAAAAGATTAGTTTTTGCCCGTAAAGAAAAACCTGAAAAAATACTAATTATTGCAAACAAAATGGATACTGCTGTTGAAATGGCAAATAAAGTTCGTGCGTTTGTTGAACAATGGCCAAAATGGATGGGTGTCGGGTTTTCAGCTGAAAAAAATTCACAAAGACATTTTAAATTAACAAATGGTTGTGAGGTAAAGGCGGTTGCAACATCAAAAGATGCTTTACGTGGTTATACACCAACAATATTAATTTTTGATGAAGCCGCGTATATTAATGCAGACGAAGACTTTTGGTCGGCGTGTATGGCATCCCTTTCAACAGGAGGTAAAGTAATTGTAATTTCAACACCAAATGGATTTGACCCTATCTATTATTCAATATACAGTCAGGCAATTAAAGGAATGAATGACTTCAGAATTACTGAAATGTATTGGTTTAGAGACCCAAGATATTCAAAAGATTTAAAACTTATTAAGTGTAGTGATATTGTACATTACATGTTAAATAGGGCCGATTATAAAGACGATGAAATAACATTAGATTATTCGGATATTAAAGTATCTGAAAGAGATTTTAATGAAATAAAACAAAAAATAGAAAACGGCGGATACAAAGCATATAGTTCTTGGTTTGAAGCCATGGCTAAAAAATTAAAGTTTGATAGAAGAAAAATATCACAGGAACTTGAATGCAACTTTTTAGGTTCGGGGGATAACGTAATACCTCCTGAAACAATGAAATCAATTAAAGATAATCAATTAAAAGATGCTGATAATAAATTAATGGGCGGTGCTTTATGGCAATGGAAAGAACCTGTTGCTGGTCATCGATATATTATGGGTATGGATGTTTCTCGTGGAGATAGTGAGGATTTTACAACATTTACAATTATTGATTTTGATAATAGAGAACAAGTTTTAGAATATATTGGAAAAGTCCCGCCAGATGTTGTTGCAGAAATTGCATATAAATGGGGAATAATGTATAACGCATTTATTGTTACGGATATCACGGGAGGAATGGGAGTTGCAACATCAAGAAAACTTCAAGAGCTTGGTTATAAAAATTTGTACGTAGATGGAGTGAATCCTAGCGACAAATGGAAGTGGGATCCAAAAACACAAGATAAAATACCTGGAATTAATTTTAATTCAAAAAGAGTTCAAATTGTTGCGGCATTTGAAGAGGCATTAAGACACGATTTTGGTGTTAGGTCTCAAAGATTATATAACGAATTAAATACATTTGTTTATATTAATGGTAAACCTGACCACCAAAAAGGACAACATGATGATTTAATTATGGCAATGGCAATGGCTTTATATGTTGCTGAAACATCATTTTCAAAATTAGAAAAAGCAACAGAACAAGCAAAGGCTATGTTAGAATCATGGTCAACTGAAAAAACTACATTTAGAGAATCACATCAAAATTTTAATCCAGGTCTGCCGGTAAATGGTTATTCACACATGAATAACCATAGAAATACAGTAACACAAAGTGATTATGAAAAGTATTTATGGTTATTCGGTGGAAGAAGAGTTTAATTTTTTTCACGTAATACTATTTTAATAATAAAAAAACTATGGCAGAACAAAAATATACAGTTTGGCAAAGATTAGGAAGAGTATTTGGTCCTAATTCCACATTAGACCAACAAGCACCCGTTTTTAAATTTGATAAAAAAGAATTATTAAAAACAACAGATAAGTCTGAATTTGAAAAAGAAAAGTTACAGGCTCAACAAACGATGTACATTGGTAAACAATGGCAAAAAGTTGAAAGTAATTTATATCAACAAGCAGTTTATTATGAGCCAACAAGAATCGCATCTTATTATGATTACGAATCTATGGAGTATACTCCTGAGATATCAGCGGCTTTAGATATATATTCTGAAGAATCAACAACACCTGATAAAGATGGTTATATTTTAAAAATATATTCTGAATCAAAAAGAATTAAAACTGTTTTAGCAGATCTATTTAACAATAGGTTAGATATCAACACAAACTTACCAATGTGGACAAGAAACACTTGTAAATACGGTGATAATTTTGTTTATTTAAAACTTGATCCCGAAAGAGGTGTAGTTGGTTGTCAACAATTACCAAATATTCAAATTGAAAGGTTAGAAAAGGGTATGAAAATAGGTGCCGATGTCTACGCAAAAGAAACTGAAAATGATGCTTTAAAATTTACATGGAAAGAAAAAAATATGGATTTTAATACATGGGAAGTTGCTCATTTTAGAATTTTAGGTGATGATAGAAAATTACCTTATGGTACATCTATGTTAGAAAAGGCAAGACGTATTTGGAAACAACTTTTATTA